AAAAAGTTTCCTTAAGGTTTTATTAAGAGTGGAACATGTTCACACTGTTGAGTAACTCCTAAGGAATTCACACGAACGTATGAGAAAATATATTTTCGCACAGACCTTGACAAACTTTAAAGTAACCACTATACTATGAAGTAAGGGAGAAGATGAACTATATAGAGCGTGCGACGAAAAGGAGCACACTACACATTAAAATTTATTTTCATTATTCCCTTGACAGAATATAATTAGTATGCTATCCTAATACTTAGGAGATGTCTAATTAACTTCTTCTACAGGGTATGAACTCAGTTACAGACACTGATGGGTAAGAAATGATAGTATATTCAATAGCTTAATTGCTGTAACTAGATTCTTACCCTAAGTGACAACCAATTAGTAGTTTAAGAATTCCCAAGTGAATTTAAAATCCGTAAAGAATCTTAAACCCTATAAGGAAAAATAATAAATGTGGATGGCTTTAATACCTTTACTATCAGGGATATTTGGAGAGAATGGACCGATAGGTCAATATTTCAAGACGAAGGCAGCACAGGTGCAGGCCGAGCAGGATTATAAGCTGGCCGTATTGAAAGCCAACACAGAAGCTGCAATACAGGCTTCCATAGCAGATACAACTCAACGTTCAAATTATTTAGGCGCCACCAGTCAGGGGTTCCGTCAAGGAACATTCTACTGGGTGAGCGCCATCATTTTATATTCCATAATATTCCCAAGCAAAGCAGACGACTTGTGGCGCAACTTTGGACTGATTCCTCAGTGGGTGCAATATGTCTATGTAGCTATGTTGTCAGTTACATGGGGACTTCCAATAGCAAAAGAAAACATCGGATTGATGTTCTCATCTATAGGAAAAGGATTAGAAGCTCGTAGAGAATACAAGATAGAAAAGATTAAGGCCATTAATGAGGAAGTGTTAGCCACTGAATTAAGGCGCACAATATTTAAAAACGGAATGACCCCAGAACAATGGGAAGCTATTAGAAACGCTGCAGATAAGGCGAACGACTAGTGAAGATTAAACAAGGAGACAGCTCGGCTGTCATTAACACTATAAGCAATTGGCCTATGTTAGTTGACTTGTTTGTTAAATGGGGATATTCAGAAGAGTTATTAGAAGAAGCAAAGATAAACGACTCCCTCGTTATAACAGTGTCCGATATAGATAGGGCAACAGGTGAACTGAGTGCATGGGGCATACCGTGGAAACGCACGAGATGGTCGAGTTAAAATATGGAAGTATTGTGGGACAAGATTGGAGTAATAATAGCCTCGTTGATAACAGCGATGGGCGGGCTTTATATGTATGACCGTAAAATAAATAATGAAAGGCTAACCAAACTTGAAAAGGACTCGTCTCAGCATAGGACAGATATTAGAATCATTGAAGTTAAGTTTGCAGAATTAAAAGAAGATATAGAAGAAATTAAAGGATCACAACAATATATAATAAATCTGTTAACAACATCTCCTAAAAGAAGAAAATAATGACTGCTTTAATTAAATACACTCCCGACCATTGTGTAGAATTATATAAGAAGATGGCAGCAGGACTATCTGATACAGAAGTCATGGCCAGATGGGGCGTATCTAGGTCTACATTCTACAGATGGCTTAAAGAAGTGCCCGAACTCAAGGAAGCACACGAGAGGGGCAAAGTTGCGTTTGACGCAATACACGAAGACCTTGGAAGACAAGGCATGTTGAAACAAACAGATGTTGATTATCAATTCTGGAGAGACTTAGGTAAGTATAGACATGGCTGGGCAGAGAAGCCTTCAGCAGCTATAACGAATACACAAATTAATATAGACACTATGAATGTCCTCAACGAACAAACGAATGAGGAACTCTTAGCGTATATAAAAAGTCAGATGGAACGCATACCAGAACTCGCCAACATCATAGATGTAGAAGTGGATTCATAATATGAATCTAGACAGACCTAAGCTATTAAATATAGCCAGAGCGATTCAAGCATTCTCTGAGCATAAGAAATATAATTTAATTGATTCTGTATTTCCAATGGAAGGACCCTTCTCAAGGTTTGCTTATCATAAGCATTGGGACTTTTTCAAAGCAGGGTTGACACACAGATTCAGAGTGCTGGGCGGAGGTAACGGTTCAGGTAAATCGTTTACAGGCGCAACAGAACTCGCTTACCACTTGACAGGGGACTACCCTGAAGGATGGGAAGGACACGTATTTAAGAAAGCCATTAAGGTGTGGGTGATCTGCGAATCAGGCTCACTATGGCGCGATTCAATGCAACAATCATTATTAGGAAGCGTAGGTGAAGAAATTGGAACTGGACTTATACGTAAAGATTATGTACATGACACAAAGTCAATGCCAGGTGTTCCTGGCGCAATTGGACAAATACAAACTAAACATAAAAACGGCGGCATCAGCTCCGTTACAGTTAAAACGTTCGAAATGGGGCGCAATCAGTTTCAAGCAGCAACTCTAGATTTAATCATCTTTGATGAAGAACCACCCGAAGAAATCTACTCTGAGTGTATAGCTCGTTTAAGGGGTGTTAAAGGCGTTAAAGAGCCGGGCAAGTGTATGATGCTGTTCACCCCTCTAAAAGGGCTTAGTGAGGTTGTAATGAGGTATTTGCCTAATGGTCGATTCCCACCTGACGGAACACATCCAGAACATAAAGAAAGATATGCAATAGCTATTTCATGGGATGATGCACCTCATCTAACAGAAGAGGATAAAGCAACAATGATTGCGGAAATGCCACCCAATGAGAGAGATGCTCGAACAAAGGGAATTCCTGCGCTTGGCTCTGGTCGAGTGTATCCCGTTAGTGAACAAGACGCCACATGTAAACCTTTCGAAATACCAGATTATTTTCCTCGTGCATATGCGTTGGATTTTGGATGGAACAATACAGCCGCTCTATGGCTTGCCCAAGACCCAGTGACACAAATTATATATGTCTATTCGACGTATAAGAAAGGAAAGGTTACAGACGCTCAGCATGCTTATGCCATTAAAGAGAGAGGCGACTGGATGACAGGAGCCGCTGACCCTTCAGGGGGCGGAAGACGTGACGATGGACGTATGAGAATCGATTACTTCCGAGGATTGGGATTAGACCTACGACCTGGATACAATTCAATAGTAACTGGTGTAAGCCAGATTTATAACATGTTAGAGTCCGGCATGCTGAAATTTTTTAGCAACCTGACAGAACTACTAGATGAATATCGTGTATATAGATATGATAGCAAAGACCCTAATAGAATTGCTCGTAATCAAGACGATCATTTATTAGACGCGCTGAGGTATGGCATTAGCATATTTGAAATGATAGCTGTATCACACTACGATGTGGAAAGGGCGGAAGACGAGCCCTATGAAGAGATAAATAGAGATTACGACCCATTAACCGGTTATTAGGATATTAAATGAGCGTAGAAAAATTAATAAAATTTGTTCAATCAGATAACATAGCAGAAATGTTGGATGAAGGTCAATTACATGATATAGCATCAAATGCCGGACATGGATATGACATAGATTTAGAGTCATGCCAAGATTGGATTGACATGAACAAAGAAGCCTTGAAGATGATTAAGGCAGAAGCAAGAAATGAACACACCCAGAATTACGCTCACTCCAAGGTTATATATCCCTTATTAGCGTCAGCTAATATACAACTGGCTTCTCGTCTCATCCCTCATTTAGTGAGAAACAACAAGGTGGCTGAATGTGCTGTATTAGGTCCAGACCCAGACGGTACAAAAGCAATTAAAGCAGAAAAGGTGAGTTCGTTCTTTTCATACGACCTTCTCATCGATAGCGACTCGTGGTTAAAAGAATCTCATAAGTTGATACACATGGTGTGCGCATGGGGAACAGGATACCGTAAACTTTGTTTTGACGATGGTCAGGATAAAGTGCTCAGCGAAGTGCTCAGTCCAGAAGACGTCATCATTAATACAAACACAAGTTCTATAGATAAGGCACGTAGGATTACAGTGCGTAACTATATGACTAAGAACGAAATAACTGAATATATAAGAGCAGACCGCTTTTCAGAAGTTGACGTTGAGTCTCTTAACGCCGGATATATTAGAGAAGAAGAATTCCAAGACTTACAAGACACGAACCCCGTATATGAAGTCTTAGAACAGTTTTGCTATTTAGATTTAGATGAAGACGGATATGAAGAACCTTATATAGTTTATTTCCATAAAGATTCTGATAAAGTTTTGGGAATATACGCAGGATATGAAATAGAAGACATTCATGTCAATAACAAGGGCAAGATTAAGAAAATAATCCCTCGTCCATATATAGTGGACTATCATTGTATAGATGACCCTGCTGGTAAATATCACAGTATGGGATTAAATCATTTATTGTTCCATCAGAATAAATCTATAACAAGTATTTTACGCCAATTGATTGACTCAGGAACACTGGCCAATCAACAAGGTGGTTTTACAACTAAAGCATTTAAAACTAAAAAAAGAGAAATTAAGCAGGAGCTAGGGAAGTTTACGCAACTAGAAATTCCTCCCAATGTTGACATTCGTTCCCAAATAATGCCCCTGCCCTTTAAAGAACCCTCACAAGTGCTCTTCTCGCTACTAGGATTGTTGATAGATGCCGGAAAAGAGACAGGGTTTGTAACACAAGCTCTTATGGGAGACAGTGAAGGACAGAACGTCCCAGCCACCACTATGTTGGCAATTGTTGAACAAGGCTCAAGAGCATTTAAGCCCATGGTGCAAAAACTGTTCCATTCGCTGAAGAAAGAATTTAAGATGATGTTTCATCTTTAACAAGGGCAAGATTAAGAAAATCATCCC